ACGATGACTCGGATGATGACGATTCCGACGACGATGACTCGGATGATGACGATTCCGACGACGATGACTCGGATGATGACGATTCCGACGACGATGACTCGGATGATGATTCCGACGACTCGGATGATGAAGATTCCGGTATTGCAGCTCGCATGGCTAAGCTGCGGTCAGGCAAGGGCAGCGGCCCTTTCGGCAAGTAGGGCTCAAACTAGAGGAGCCCAGGGCGCGACGTACCGCCTACGCATCAGGTCGTCGAGAAATGGCATTTGGGATTGAGCCACGAGATGGTCCAGGAGGAAAGTCAACTAGGAATCCAAAACGAAGAGCAAAAAGGTCTGATTTAGCACCAGAAATGGATGTTAGTTTTAAACAGCCCAGCATCGCAAGATCAGCTTTTCGTGGATCATTTAGATGGCTTAAGAGATAAATATGTCAAACGATAAAAAACTACTTATCGACACCTTCTCCTTTAGGGCCACAACCTTAGAGGAAAGCAAAAATGGTCATGGCAAATATATTGCCAGAGGCGAATTTGCGCGATCAGATAAGGCTACCGAGAATAAGCGTCTCTATCCTGCAGTATTGTGGGAACGAGAGATTTCTAGGTTGGCTAAGCAACTGAAGGAAATGAAGATTTACGGCGAGCTTGATCATCCGAGCGATGGTCGAACATCACTGAAGCGCGTATCTCATATCATCTCAGACCTGCATATGGAAGGTGAGGCTGTTATAGGCACAGCAACCATTCTCGATACGCCAGAAGGTAAGACCCTTAAGGCTATTCTGGATGGCGGCGGCGCAGTTGGTGTTTCTTCGCGTGGGTTTGGCACTACTAAGCCAAACATGAAGGGCGAAGAAGTAGTTCAAGAGGACTACAAATTGATGACTTTTGACTTTGTCGCTGAACCAGCACAACAAAGCGCATATCCGGTAGTTAGCGTTGAGGGCGTTGAGCATCAACATGTGGAGGCAGCAATGGCAGGAATTGGCGAACATATGACTTTTAGTGAATTGAAAAAATCTCATCCTGAACTGGCTGAGCAGTTCTCTGATGATGCAGAGCGCGAGTACGAAAAACGCGGCGCGGAAATTTGGGCCAAGAAGATCATTGCTGCGAAGCAAGACTCTGCGGTCAATCTCCGTACTGAGTTCGCCGAAAAGCTTGAGGCTGCAGTAGCCGCCGCCAAGGTGGAGATGGAAAAAACCGTCACAGATCGACTGATGAGTGATCCATCTGTGGCTTTAGCTAAAAAAGCTATGAGTGAGCTGAAGGACATTTTGCGTCCTTTTGTGATTCCTGCCGATGTCGAGGCCGTTGTCCTGGACAAGGAATCCGTCATTGAAGCATTGGAAAGTAAGCTGGCGGACAAAGATCTAGAGATCGCAAATCTGGTCATGGAAAACGATAAGCTTGCCAAGATTGCCAAGGAAGCTGGTTATCGCTATCACCTAGAGCAGTGCCTCAACGACATGGGCCATGCTCAAGAGATTCGTTCGATGGTTGGCGATGTTCTTAAGTACAAGAATCTTAAGGCATTGGACAAGCAGATTGTCATGATCGGCGAAGCCATTGTTGCCAGAGATGCTGCGGACGCCGAGCGAGCTGCCGTAGTGAGCCAGCTGCAAGAGGAAATTAAAACGCAGAAGCTCATTGCCGAGAAGTCACTGGAAGCCAGCAAACACTTGGCAGCTCAGGTCTACTTGGAAAAACGGCTCGCGAATCATCCTAATCAGGAATACGCGCGCACACTCACTGAATCAAAAAACTTTAAAACTAAAGAAGAAGTTGATTCATTGATGGTGCAGACGTTGCCGCGCATATCCGCAAATGAGGATATCGAGGCAGCCCGAGCCCGAGTGCGTCAATTGACAAATAGTGGTACACGGGAATTCTTGCAAGAAGACATAGAACAGAAATCCATGGGCGGCAACCATCCTGGTGTCACCCGAGATTATAACGGGCTCGGAGCTGATCTTAGCGAGATCCGCGCCCTATCCGGGTTGCCAGGCAACGGCACTCAGAACAACTAAATAGCGGCACGAGGAGAGATATTATGGAAGCGAGACAGATGTTGACTGAGTCTAAAAAATCGATAGCTGACAAAGGATTTGTGAAATCCCTCGTCGAAAAATGGGGAGATTTGCTGGAAGGCATTGAGAACCCATACACCCGTGGCGTTAGCGCCGTGCTGATGGAAAATGAGTCGCAATGGCTCTTGAATCTTGATGAAGAGAGCAAGGCGATCAACGTCGGTTCTTTCACCAAATTCATTTTCCCTGTACTGCGCAGAGTTTTCCCAAACTTGATCGCCAACGAAATTGTATCGGTACAGCCGATGACAGCTCCTATTGGCGCTGTGTTTTTCTTTGACTACAAGTATGCATCGAGCAAAGGTTCGACGCAGGCTGGCGCAGTCTTTCCAAAAGACTTCGATCGCGATTACTCTTCGGAGTTTGTTCGTGACGAGCAATTGGCTGTTGGCGACGGTACAAACTACGGCGGTGCTGGTACAGCACTAGCAGCAGTCCTATCATGGGTTCCTGTGCGTCCGTTGAATGCATCGCTTGGCTTCTCGGTTCAAATCCTTGAAGTTAATGCAACCACAGGCGTTGTTATTCAAACCGGTACCGATAACGGCGCGGCTGGATTTACCGGCGCTGTATCAGCTGGCGCGATCAACTACGGATCTGGCGCAATCACGGCGTTCAAATTCACTACGGCAGTGCTGATCACCAGCAAAATCGTGGCTCGTTATTACTATGACGGCGAATTGAACTCCAAGATTCCTCAGGTTAACTTGGATATCACCAAGCAGCCAATCGAAGCGATTCCACGCCGTCTCAAAGCGCTGTGGTCGTCAGAAGCCGCTGAAGACTTGCGGGCATTCCACGGTCTTGATGCAGAAACTGAGTTGGTTTCGGGCATCGCGCAAGAAATTGCGCTTGAAATTGACCGTGAAATCATCAACGACTTGTTTGTCGCATCGGCATCGGGTCGCAATGCAACGTTCGATTTGTCGCCACCAGCTGGCATTAGCGAAATCGACCATTTGCGTTCGATGATCACCAAGATCAGCCAAGTTTCGAACCTGATCCACAAAGACACGTTGCGCGCACCTGCCAACTTTCTGGTGACATCTCCAGAAATCTCGGCACGTCTGTCGCAATTGACTACTCACGGCGACTTCAGGCCGCTTTGGGTATCAGGCGGCGCAAGCCCATATGGCCCAGCCGATGCTCCTCGTCCACTAACCCAGCATGGTCAATTCGGTATCTACAAAGTAGGCACCTTGATGAACAAATGGGTTGTTTACGAAGATCCATTCTTTGAAACCGACAAGATGCTGGTGGGTCTCAAGGGTTCGCATTTCTTGGATGCAGGTTACGTATGGGCTCCATACATCCCTCTCCAAGTAACGCCTACGTTCTTGGATCCATCGGACTTCAGTTTCCGTAAGGGTCTCCGTACTCGCTACGGGAAAAAGGTCCTTCGGAGTGAATACTATGGACGCCTCACCTTCACTGGTCTATAAATACTAGCGATATAAGTTAGTTAAAGGGCTCCTGGAGAAATTCAGGAGCCCTTTCTTTTATTGACAGACATTATCCGATAAGCGCGCAAGGCGTGCGCATGGTAATGCGGCCTCTGATATTGCCTAATCGTATTGGCCAGGCGTGACGCATTTGGTATGGTCATGATATGGTTTTCTGACCTAAGGCATCAAGGATTCGCATCTTTGATGTTATTGACCTCAGTATTGCGCAGGAGACAATGATGGCCACTTCTTCTAATGTGCTCGCAGAAGTAAAGATGCTTGGACTCGACGAGAATGATGGATATCAGGGAGGGGCAGCTCGGAGGCGCGGAGTTGATAACGAACAGTTTGATATTGAGAGCGATCAGTTGGTCATTGCAGAGATATCTAGAATGGCAGATCGAATGAGCGCGTTACTAAACGATACTCGCAACATAAATGTGGAGACAGACGAACGGCTAAGGCAGATTGAAATAAGCCTCAGTTTGATTTCGTCAGAGGAATAGTCATGGCCAAGTACCAAAAAGTAGACAATTGCGGATCCGTTCCATATCCTGATCGTTCGGGACGTTTTCTTACCGCAGGTGAAGTAGTTGAAGGCGATGAATGGGAGTCGCTGCTATTGCTTGGATTCGTGAAGCGAATCGAGGCAGCTGTCGCAGCGCCTGTTAAGGCCAGTGAGCCTGTAGCATCTGTTAAGGCTAGCGAGCCAGCAGTGTCCGTTGAAGCCAGTGAGCCCGCTGTAGTCGTTCAGAGCCAGCCAGTCGATGAAGATCCTGATAGAATGAGTGCGCATACTCAGGAGGCAAGCGATGGCGTGCAAGTTAATGACGGAAGCGGAGCTGAAGCAGTGGATTCTCCGAAGACTGGGAAGTCCGGTAACAAAGGTATGCCTGGACGCCCTCCAACTGGACGACGCAGTTGAAGAAGCGATTCGCTGGTTTGCGGCCAAAAAGGGAATCGACAAAGACATCACGATAGATCTGTTCGCGGGCAAGGTCGAGTATCTGATGCCTGACGACTGCGACATGGTTTGCGATGTCGCATTTCAGATCAACCCGATGGATGTGTCGCTGATGTTTGCTCCGTTTACGGCGTTTCAGGACGATAGAGTCCCGTATAGCGTGTTTTCGACGGCTGGGTCGTCGGGTGGCATCTACGGCTCCTTGCTGCAATCGATGCAGTATGTTGAGACGGCCAAACGCATGGTAAATGCTGAGAAGAATTGGATGTATTTCCAGCATAAAAAAACCCTGCTGCTCCTCCCGGACCCCAAGGGCGGAGGCAAGGTGATCGTCGAGTACAAGAGTTGTGAGAGTACTCTTGAACAGCTGCCAGAAAGAGATCATCAGATGGTCAGGCGCTATGCGCTTGCCTGGGCTAAGCAGGACTTGGGTATGATCTACTCCAAATACAGCACTTGGCCTACAGCACAGGGCCAAGTCTCGTTGAACGGCGACACGTTGATGGCTCAGGCGCGTGCGGAGATGGATAAGCTTGAGGAGGAGATCTATGAGAGTGCCAAGCCAATGGCGTTCTTCACGCAGTAAACCCTGGGGTTGTTCATTTGAGTAGAGTTGTGTTATCAAGTATTTGCAATGGGTAAAGTACTCGATGGTAGCGAGCTTGGCGTCTTCGATTGTATCAATCAGGATATGATTGAGCTAACAGGCGAAGATATCAACTATTACTCATACGATCAGTCCAGCATTCAAAATCGCCAAAAGGTAGATCCGCTCTACGGTGAGTCGACTGGCCCTATCTTCGGCAACGGCATAGGCACTGGCGCTGCTCGCATTATGGCACTGATTAAGTACCCAGAATACGAACCCCTCTCAGAAGAGTCTGGTTTCTCGCGAGAATGGGATGCCGTTGTTACTATTAGCAGGTCCATGCTGGATGAGAAAAACCTGCCGTACCCAAGCGAAGCTGACGTGATTGAGCTTTGGCGCACGCCATATCATGATGCGTGGTCGATGGGCGTGGGCATGTTTTTCGATGTGCTCAAATCCAAGCCAGACGGCTATTTGAATGATTCAGCATCCTTTACCCAGTTTATTGTTACGCTTAAGCGCCGGTCTCAGTTCGGTGCTGAGCGACGCGTGATCAGCCC